TCATTCCCATTTGTTTAATTCGCATTTCTTATCATCTTGTCTTAACAGCGTGGAGAGAGGACAACCACATACATCACATTTCATACCCTCCACTTCCTTAAGCGTATAATCAGGCATAAACTGCTGATACGTACCCTTAACAGCGTGCGGGCATTGCGCACATATTTTTGCTCTCTCCTTTGCCTTTGCTTCTGTTTCAGGGGCAGGAAATAAGTAGTTATCCCAACCCTTGAGTATAGCCTTTAACTTTATCATATTTGTTGGATTGGTAAAAAGTTAATATTATTTCCTGCAATTACTCCACTCCTAACCATGCCTTCACTGGTGCCGTCTGTTGCACCCTCATACGCTCCTTGTGCTGCTCCCTCTCGTGCTCCTTGATACGCACCCTCCTGAGTGCCCTCGAATGCTCCCTGCTGTGTGCCTTGTAATGCTCCTGCTCGCACCGCCTCTGTTAGCTCTGTAAGGTCTATATGAGTGCTAACCTTTGCCTGCCTTACTATATCCCCTTGGGCAAAATAGAAAGGGTTACGCCCTCCATGCCTTGTGGAATTATTGATAAGCTCAAGAATTGGGAAGTATCGTGCTGTTGCCCTTTTATTGATTACATATTCTCCTCCCTCCATTTCGTAGCCTCCAACTCCTGTCACAGAGAAAGGCACACCACCCTCTGCATGACTCCTGCCACTAACAGGGCCGCCCTCTGCATATTTAACCGTTGTTGTCATTATCTTATTGACATTCATAAATCCCATAGCTCCTGTTATACCTGCCATAATTGCATTATAAGGAGGAGGGTATGCTGATAGAGCCTTGGTAATACCTAAGTATGTGTTAATCGTAGCCTCTGCTATAGCTGCTGCCTTTCCTACCGCTGTATGCTCTCCGAAAAGTTGCTTTGCTTGTCCAAAGGTAGTACTTGCTAATTGCATCTTTCCTTCCTCTACCTTCTTGCGGTGCTCTAATATCTCAAGGTCATGTTTCCTCTCAGTATTAGCCCTCATTACTTGGTACTGGTCTTCTGTTATCTTCTTATCAGCGAGGAGCTGCTCAATGCCTTGCATCTCCTGAGTGTGTCGCTGACTCATCTGCTCTGCCTCTATATCCCATTGGTGCGCTCCCTCTTCTTGCATCGAGAGGAGCTTATCCTGAAAGTCTAACTCTCTCTGTGTCTTCTCATCCTCTCGTTGTTGTGCCTTGAGTTGCTTGCTCAATTCCATACTTTGGTTATCATACTCCTGCTTGAGTTGTAACAGGGCCATCTCATGCGCCTGCTGCTGTGCATAATCCCATTGGTTCGCTTCCTCCTTGAGTTGCTTCTCCTTCTCCAATGCCTCCACCTTCATCTGATAGATAGCCGCTTGCCGCTGCTGCTCTTGTGTTACTATCTCTGCTGTTAGCCTCCCTTCTTTGGCTATCTTAGATTGGTTCATCTGCTCGTATATAGCCAGCTCCTGCTGTACAGCATTAACAGATAGATCAACCTTTGTCTTTGCAAAATCCTGCTCCAGCTTCCTCTTCTGTGCCTCGTACTCCCTACGGCTTACAAGTCCCTTCTTACGTTCCTCCTCAAGTACAGCCAACCTATCATTCATGCCTTTCTCCTCTATTTGTAATCGCTCCTGTAAGGATTTAGCCACGGCGGAATTACTCTCTACATACACATCAATTGCCTGCTTCTCTGCTGCTAATCGCTCCTTGAGCATCTCCATATATCGCTTATTAGCCTCCTCTCTCTGCTTCTTCTGCTCATCAAGCATTGCCTTATGTATCGTATTCACTTTGTTATTCTGTGTCGTCTCTGCCTCTAACATTGCCGCTGTCTGCTCTGCTAACTCCGCTTTCTTTTTGGCCAACTCCGCCCTATCTGCATCGCTTGTGTCGTTGCTGGCAAATTTCAGGTTAAGGAGTTCCTGTTCAAGGTTGTTCCTATCCTTGGCTAACTTGTTAATGCTCCTCTGTATCTCTATACTCTTCCTTGCTGCTTCCTCTCGCTCTTGGAATGTCTTTGTGGTGTCCTCTGCAATTCTATTCTGCTCCTTGAACTGCTGCTTGAGGATCCCCGTTTGTTCTATAAAGTCCGCCTCCGATGCTGCCAGCTGTTCATTTATCTCAGAGATACGCTCCGCCCTTTTCAACGCTTCTCTCATCTCCTCTCCTGCACTCTTGAACGCTTCCCCTGCACTCTTACCAGCTTCTTTCATCTCTTTCATGGCTTTCTTAGAATTATCATACGCTTCCTTACTATCACTAACCAGCTCCTTAACAGGGCCGCTTACATCCTCCCATGCTCCCTTGAAGTCACCTGATAGCAAGCTGCCTAATCCTTTCACAACTCCTATAAGTTGCTTAATTGGAAGTATCAGTACATCAACTAACAGCTTACCTGCTTCTTTTATCATTGTAAAAAAGCCACTAAACCCTTCTTTAAAAGCCTTTCCTAACTTCTGAAATACACCTAAGAGTGTATCAAATCCCACCTTTAGCTTTGTGGTTACCCTCGCTACCTTATCCACACCTTCCTGAGTACTGGTAAAGTATGAAATAAGGCTACCTAATAGCACAATAATGGCACCTATCCCTGTACTTATGAGCGCTCCTCTAAATACTTTCATGGCTAATGAGGTCTTTGTTGTTGCTGCTGAGGTACTCTCCATGGCTGTACCTACTGCCTCTGTAGCTACTGCTGCTGCCTCATCTGTCTGCTGCTTGATTTTACCCGTATTAATGTAGTTCATCAGGATAGTAGCCATGCCTGAGAACCGCTCCTTGAGCGCTTCAAGGTTGCCAATAATACCATTCAAGGACTGCCCAAATAGTTGGTTATCTCCCAAGGCGTCCAATATTGCCTGCTTGTAGTTACCTACTTCTACTTGATTATTTCCGATGCTCTTCTGCAAATCCTTATATGCCTTATCCTGCTGCTGTATGGTAGCTAATAATGCCTTACCCTCTGCACTCTCCCGCTGTGCTGCTGATAGCTCCGAGTATATCTTCTTGTTCTGTGATAATGCAGCTGACAACTCACGAATAGAACCCATTAGTATATTGTTGGCCTGCATAGCCTCATCATTAGCTGCTATCTGTGCCTGCATGATACTCTCATAAGAGCGTAAGTCCTTCTGCACCTCCCTCTGTGTGGCTGTCAATTGGGATAGTTGTTGAGTATATTCCTCCACTGATACATTCCCTTCTGCAAAATTCTTCTTGAGGTTCTTCATCTCCTCGGCTATCTCCATGAGCCTCCTGCGAGTCTCTCCTGCCTTCTTAGTAACCTCATCTATATCTATGTCTAATTGTGCGATTGTTGTTGTCATACACTTACTTTATTGGTTCTATCTTAATTAATTCCACCACTGCAAGGGTGTTTGTCTTAAAGGTGATTTTGTTTGGTAAAAAATACCCTGCTAATTGTTTTAGGTAAATTCGCTTGAAAAAATTAAACTCGTATATATCCAAGGCATTAAGGTTCATCTCACATGTATATACTCGCATGTGATTAAGAATGTCATTAAAGCCGTTGTAATAATTTTCAAGGAGGCTGTTCCATCTTAATGCTTTGAAATACGCCAAACAAGGATAATATACAAATGGATCTGAATTAATATTTCCTCCTCTAATAAGCCCATCTGCCTTTAATACTGGAGTATCATAACCTATCCAATAGACATTAAATATATGGAAGCGATTATCTTTTGCCTTATACTCAACATCTATCTTTTTTTGTCCTCCTTCCTCTTTCTCTTTTACTTCTTTTTCCCAAAAAAAGAACTCATCTAATGCCTCATACGTTCCATAATCATTTCTCTTGTCTTCATCAATTCCTGCAAAGAATTTACCCTCTCGCTCTTTCTTGAATGTCAGTAAATCGTCCTCTACCACCAACACACCGTCTGCTTCTGATTGTTTGTTCTCTTGTTCATCGTATTTTTTATACTTGAAGTGGTTACGCCTTGCATAAGAGGACGTAGGAGCATGAAACTCCAAGTTGGTAACCCTTACAAACTTTTCTGACCAATCCAATATAGGGGCGTCATTCAGCCTTTCATCAAGGGTGTAAAAATGCTGTACTTCATCATCAATGTTTAACATCATAGGTGTAAGCCCAAACATTATCAGTAATTCCTTGAAAAGGTCTAACATAGAGAGTTCAGATACCAAATGGTTAAGAATCTGCCTTGAGGTCTGCTCTATTTTGAAACTCAAATCATGTGTAGCTATATCCCCACCATTATAATTATCTGTCTCAGCTAACAATCTTATATATATCTTATCATCAGAGTGAAAAAAATCAGGTATTCTTATAGCAAAGTTCCAACCACTACCTGAATGATTGTGCTGTGTTATATACCCTCCAACGCCTCCTCGTGTGGTACAAATAGGAGTAGTATCATCATTCTTATATATTTCCACATAAGACATAATTCTTCCATCTGCTGTCCCTTGTGTCCTACCTGATAGCACTAAATCCCATGTACCTAATTTGTCCGCAGGTATCTGATAGATATAGTCCTTATCTTGCTTTTTGATAAAAGACGTTGGTCTGCTATATGAGTTCATTGTCAAATACAATTCCCCTTGTCTATCTGATATTTTTTTTGAATACGTTCCTGCTGTTTTACCTGCTTGTGTAAGGCTTATTAATGCACCTGCGGGAGCGTTCTCATTAATAACCTGAGATGTGGTTATAAAGAGAGTGTTAAAGATATTGGTGTCAAAAAAACTTCCTTCAAATGTATGTCCTGACATCTGCTGTACCTCCTTAAATATCCAAGGCACATGTATAGCAGGAGGGGCGTAATAGAAGTTGTATTTTTCCTCTATCATAGTTTTACCACCATACCCTGCAACAGGATATAGATAACCTCCATTATAATCACCTGCCATGCCTGCTAACTGCCAATCAGCGTATTTCTTCGTTATATTAGTGATAACATCTGCTGTCTTATTATGGTTCAACTTATCTCCAATCACATCAGACAACTTATAAAGGTTCAACCAGTGGTATATATCCTTTGTACTTTCATGAAAGGCAAATTTATAGGTATCATTCTGCACTCCCATAAGATAACCCTTAGCATTTCTTACTATCGGAATACCATCAACGAGTAATTCTACATCAAAAGCCATCTGTGGTCTATCACTTACGCTCCCTACCATACCCGCCAACTCAAATATATCATTGTTAGTGCTACTCATAGGTAAGTACATCACATCCGAGCAGGAGAATTGCCGTGTGTCAAAAGAAAAGAAATCAGCACACTGCATATTCCAAGTGAAATCGTTATTGAGCAAATCAGCCTCTTTGCTGTCTATTATCAATCGTATCATTTCTTTGTCATTATTTGTTGAAATCTGTTATCTATATTCTGCCTTACTGTTCTATAATAGAGGGTGTAAAATACCACCTCATAAGGCAACGCCTCTACCTGCTCATACCTCAATATATCCCCTTGTGCCAATGTGTCTATGATAGCCAAATCCTTGAAGGGTTGCAACTGCTCTACTCCTGCCTGTTGTAGTTGAGCTTCGTAAGGGCTTGGCTCTCCTTGTAGTGCTCTTTGCTCCTGCTCAAGCACTCGTTGTACTTCATTCGTTAGGTGTTTGATACAAGCATAAAAGCGATACACATTCATTCTTACTGGGTGCTTTATCTTATATACCAACCTGAAAGCCTCTACCACTTGAGGAAGCTCCCCACTGCCTAATAGGTCAATCACCGCTCGCACCTCTCCCCATGTGAGGTCTGTCAACCGTTCCACTCCGTGCTTTTTCTTCCATCTCCAAAATCCTCGATAAAAGAAAGGCAAAGGCTTAACCACCTCCAATAATAGGGTAGTTCCCCTTTGCCTTTCGGCTGGCATGAGTAAATATTGTAATAATGTCATCTAAATATTGGTCTGAATGTCTTTTTAGGTTTCAAGTCAAAATACTCTCTCATCAGTAGCATGTCCCTGTAGTCAGGGCTTCGTCCTATGTGCTGCTTCACCGTGTCCTTATTAATCACTGACAACCGTTGCCCATCCTTGTTATCACTTTTGATTTGCTCCAACTCCTCCATGATACGCTCCCTTGTCCTCTCTGACAGCTCTGCACTAATGTAGATACCATTGTTATTGATACGCTCTGCTAACTTATATAGGCATTGTGTTTGCAAATTCTTGTAATTGGTTGTCTGTCCATTCTCCTCAATCGGGGAGCCATTATTTTTAAAGCCAATGATACCTGTATTATCAACCACACCACCGCCTACACCATCCTCATCAGCGATACAATTCCCCTTGGGTATGCTGTATTTCATTCTAAGAGTGTGTATAAGCCCTTGTACCTCTGTCATTGCTGACATATCCAATGTGTGTATCTCTATCAGCTCCCAGCCTCTCCACACACCTATAACACATAAGTCAGAGCCAAAGCGTGCAATATCCGCTGTCAGGTACATTTCCTTATCCGTGGGTATTTGGTCATTCTCAAATATAGCCAGTATCTTATCATAATCACAAAGAGCCGTCGGGTCATCATCATACTCCCATAGTCCGTGTAATAGTCGCTGCTTCTCTGCACCCCTCAAGGTACGCTCCAAGTTCTCAATATACGCCTTGGGTAACATCTTATTATCATACGGCAATGCTTGTATGAATGCTTTCCACCGCTCCAATGTACCCGCTTTATAGGGTTGGTAAAACTCCTTATATAGGAAATTCTTAGAGGGGTTAGCTGTGATAAGTAGTTTCCCTTTCAGATTGTACTCCTTGTTCTTCCAACGCCCAATAGAGATTTTCAAATTGGAGTAGCTGTCATAATCAAACTCCCCACCCTCTTCTATCCACCCTCGTGTAAATTGCATTGAACCAAATCGCTGATATTGTGGGTCGCTTGGTAAGTACCTACAATCTAACAACAATACTCGTGAGTCATTATGTAATTCAAAATAATTATCCTGCCCGTTATACTTGTATGATTTTTGTGGTATGCCCCACCCATTAAGTACCTCGTAAATGCTCGGTATGGTAAATCGTCTCAAGTCATTCAACTGCTTACGAGCAATAAAGTACTGTGTGTTTGGGTACATAAAAGCATCGGCAAATATTAACGAACAACCAATAAAAGACTTTCCCCCTCCTTTGGCGCCTCCATATAGCACCTCGTCAATATCATCATTAGCCCACGCTTTGCCACATTCTTTTTGTTTGTCATTCCCATTGCTATTAAACTCAAGTACTACATTACGCATAGGTGATTATTTGATTATTATTCCTGTTACTTGGAAAGGCTGTAAGTCTTTGCCGTCCTTGCCCGTTACCTCTTGCTTTATTGGAGCCTCCCATCCCTCCATTTTAGCCAATTGAGCGGCTGCTGAGATACGCTCTCGATATGATGGGAAAAACTTCTCTCCGTCAATCTCTCTACCCTTGCCCCTGACCACATCTGATAAGAACTTGAGGACGTCTATCTTTTGCATTACACCCTTTTTTCGTTCCTCTACCTCTGTGCTTATCACCTGCTTTGCTACCTCCTCATTGATTGATTTTTGCCACTCTTGTAGTTGTTTTTGAGCGCCTTCCCAGTCCCTTGCAAACGTTCTTTCTGACTTATGCCACTTACTGACATACAACTGACAAGTATCCCCATACGACAATAGAGGAGACTTTTTGAGTTCCTCTAATATCCATTGTTGTCTATGTCGTGGGGTGTTATTCATACTATAATACTTTTATAAAGTTCAAAAAGGGATCTTTTACACAACTTGAAAGTTCGATGTAATAAGTGTTTTCTTCAGGGAATGTGTGTATCGCAAAATGAGACTCTGATAAGAGGATCAACATTGTATATCCTTGTGGAGTAAATGCTTTTTCTATTTCTCCACAAATACCAAAACCACAATTGGACAATTTCTCTTTGTACTCATCCATTAGTTCTTGGTTGCTTTTGTTGTTCAATTCTTTCCAAAAGGAAATGTTATACATCGTCGCTTTCATAATCTTCTCTTACTTCTATTATTGGAAAATTCTTCTGAATGTTATTAGGATTGCCTTTGTAAAACACCAATACGTTTTCATGTGTCTTTACGACTTTTCTATTTTTCATGTTATTTCTCGCCCGAAGGACTGCACTCCCAATAGGTTGAACTAATATTAGTTCATTATACAAGTTCATTCCATTTCTAATAAATATCTTTTTTATGTCTCCTATAAAATCATAATAATATCCTCTTTTATCACGAACATCACCAACTGTTATACAGGCAAACCTATCATCTTTTAAACATTTGATTGCATTTGAGAAAGCTGTATTAAGTATTGCTATGAAATCAGAATATTCTTTTTGATTACTTGCATCGTTTTCTAAGTCAGAATATATTTCTAAATTAAAATAAGGAGGGCAGCTAAATAATAAATCTTGTGATTTTTCTTCTATATGATTAAGTATATTTCTTCCGTCATCACAGATGTATTTTGCGGTCATCCCTTTTGTCCTTTCGTTGTTAAAATTCGCTTGTTCCTCTCTTAGTTCTATTCCTATAAATTGATTTCCTAAATAAGAGGAGACAAAACCGAATACAGTATCTCCCGCAAAACAATCAAATGTTTTACATTTAGGAAAACCAAACCATTTGACAACTATTTCAGCCAAACACCCATCTAACAAAGACACTCCATTTTCTATGAAACTCTTACCGTACCTCTCTTGGTTAAAAGATTTAGCGTTTGCCCCCCCTTTACCATTGTTTTCTCTTGCTGTCCCATAGTCACCAATTATATCTTTCCAATATCTTTTTCGCTCTACCCAATAACCTTGTCTTGTGTCTAAAACAGAAAAAGGAGGTACTAAAAAATCTTTACTTAATTCTCGATGCACGTCTAATTCCTTATCTTTAGATACGCTTACTTCTGTTTCATTATACGTACATTCGTCCTCTTCTATCTCAATCCCCAGTTCCTCTAACTCAATACCATTCTCCTCTGCTACTGCTTCTACCTCTTCAAGGTCAAGGTTGTAGTTCTGGTGTGCTGTGGTGTTTGCCAATATCTGTGCCTTGTAGTATGTATCTGTGTCATCTTCTATATCATTACGCACAATTACAGGATATTCGTTTTCTGCAAGTGTTATCTCCTTTGGTACTAATCCCTTTTCATCAAACTTTTCCTTGCGGGCATGTCCTGATATAATTGTGCCTTGCTTGGTTACTGATATACTCTCAATCACTCCCACCTCATCTATAGAGCTGCCAAGCAGTTGCATACCTTTTTCAGTGTGTTTGTTTGTGTTTCTCTTACTTGGTTTTATCCTTATCATAGTTGTATATATAATTTAACAATGATTATTGTATATAATTTTTTTAGATTATTGTATTTTCTCAATTGCGCTTTCTACGGCATTCTTGAACTCCTCAAAGGAATAGCATACAGTGTAAGGGTGTCCCAGTGTGATTGCTTTACCTTGGAATGCTTTTTGATTTTCTGTTTGCCGATTGCCTTTAACTTTCATCTCAATATACAAGCTCTTCCCTTGTGGGAGTAGTACAACTAAATCAGCTACCCCCGCCAGCACTCCCTCTGCTTTCAATCGTTGTGCCTCTCTTACATTACGACTACCTCCATTAGGTACAGCGTATATAATGAGGTCAGGATATTGCAATCTGAACCACTTGACACAAGCTGTTTGAAGGATACTCTCTTTCTGCATGATGATTTGTTAATTATTCATAGTGCAAAGATACAAAATATATTTCAATTACAAGCAAATTTTTTAATGTAACTAATTGAAAATAAGTGTGTTTGCAGGTGTAAAATACACTTGCAAAACACACTTATATTTTGTATTGTCATTTGTTAATTACTCTTTTCTTCCCTGATAGGATGATAAGTTTCTTATTCATAGTTGTTCGTTTTTATAGGTTCGTATGAGGGCTTTTACAAGGGCTTCGCGAGCTTCCTCATAGGTGAGATGGCTGTCCTGCTCAAAGTCACTACTCAACTCATTGAGGTAGTCAATGCAATAGGAGTACTCATTATCTCCATCCTCACCTCTTGCGGCTATAACACCATGGTAACCTTTCTCTCTAAACCACTCAAAGACTTGTTCCCAAGTGGGGATAGATACACAATAACGAAAAAGTTTATCATTCCAATTTGTAACAGCGAATTCTTCATCATGCCATGGTGATATTTTAAGTAATTTTTCATCATAATAGAAAGAACAAGCGGTATCAAACCCTATTTCTTTGAGTTGTTGGGCTATCTCTAATGAGACAAGCCAATTGGGGTAGTTGTTATTTTTCATTTTCTTATTGTTAGTGTTATTTTTAAACAAATCATCAATATTCAAATTATCAATGTTACCTAAGTTAATTTGCTCTTTGATTATGGCTCCTGTATTATTTATAATTTGCATCGCTTTTGTCAATATTTTTAGTGTTAATAATTTCTCCTAAACTAAGTACGAAGTATATTTTTCCTTCTTCTGCACCCCATTCGCTCTTTCCTGTGCCTTGGGTGATACTTTTTAGTTTCATTGTAAATTGTGGAGCATTGGCAGCATACCCATTACGAAAGATGACCTTATCGTATGTCTTTCCCATAAGCCGCTTTTCCCAGTAAGGTTTGATTTCTCTGTATTCTTCCTTCTTCTCACCTGAGAGAATAAGGTCAAACCAGTTTTTCGTGAGTGTAAGGTGTAAATTCATCTACTATAAATTTTAATCGTTTTGCTATTAATTCTACTATATCCACGGTTACAGCGTTACCTATGAGCTTGTAGCGTTGGGTACGGGCTATGGGTTTGATAGTAGCATTATAGTCACCATATTGTGTCCAGTTGTCGGGAAAACCTTGCAGGCGTTCGCATTCTATTTCTGTAAGTCTTCTAACGCCTTTATTTCTACCCCTTTTATGTCTTATCACAGTCATATCTGAGTGCAATCCTCCTGAGTGTCCTCCGCCTGTAAGGATGGCTGCAACCTTGGGGACTATATAAGTATCATTGCTCCCCATCTTGGAGTAGCGGGCTGTTATTGTTCGTGCAAGTGAAGTTTTGATACTTGTACGTTTCCTATTTTCTTTCCTTGTCTTTCCCTCAAGTAATTTATCATCTTTTCCGATAGGAAATACTCCTGGGACACTTCGTCCTGCAAGATGTCCGATAAGGTATATCCGCTCTCTATTTTGGGGTAAAAGCCAGCTTGTATTAAGCAATTGCCATTCAAGTCTATAACCCCCAATGTTGGCAAGAGCTTGGAGAATTGCCCAAAAGTCTGCGCCAGCATTTGAGGAGAATGCTCCCTTAACATTCTCCCAGACAAATACACTTGGTCTGAGCTGAGCAATGAGGGCAATTGCGTGCTGGATAAGGCTACTTTTGGCTCCTGCGAGCCCTGCACGTTTTCCAGCAAGTGAGAAATCTTGGCAATTGTGGACGACATAGTTTCCGACAGTGTAGGTGTTATCTCGTTCAACTGTGAAGTTGAAAACAGGGATGGTTGTTCGTTCTTTTTCATTTTTTAAAACCTTAACTACTATGTTATTATTTACTTTATAACTAAAAACTTCTCTCTTTTTGTCTATAATCCACTTGATAGAAAAGTAATTTTTTTGATGTACAATTCTATTGTTTATTTCTTTTAAAGGACTAACTTCTGTAAAGAATATTGAGGGCAACTCATTATATACTCTTAAAACTAAATGCCTAATACCATATGCCATTGATATGTTTTTAGATTGACATTGATAAGTTCTTGATTTTGAAATATAACACCCATCTCCATACATATATCCATCTAAAAATGATTTCTGTATATCAATATTAGCAGTCAATATAAAACTTGGAACTACTTTTTTATCACTTCCTCTTCCTACGCTTTCACATAGTTTATACAATCTTTCATTTGAGATAATTCCTTTAACTGCCTTCCCTTCAAATTTATCATCAAAATAATAACTTATATTAATTTTGTTTTTAAAACGTCCTTTGTAACTTATCTTATTTATGATATTAGCAAAGTGTTGCTTTTCTTTTTCATGCATGCTAAAAAATATTCTATACAAAGGTTTGTTGTCTCTTTTCCTTATGGTCTTGTCAAGGTGTCCTTCTGCTAAGTAGTATCCCAATAAGTACGCTTCGTTAATATCAATGTCACAATCAATATTTTCTTGTTGATTTGACACGACAACATAATGGTCATCATTCATATCCTTTGCTTCAATCCAAAAAGGTTCTGTCCAGGAAATATCATAATTCCTTTTTTTAGAATTGTATTTTAAATTTCTCTTCACTACAAGAAAAGGATGCTCAGGAGTACATACTATAGGTTCAGTATCTTTCCCTATTCTAATAGTGTGTATATAGCCACTATGGATCCTTTCATTGATTTGTGTCACGCTTTGCCACTTTCCTGTATGAGATAATACTTTATCATTTAAACAAACCTCCGAAATATCTATAAAACCTCTATTTGTAAGAGTTTTAGTGCCTTTTACAAAGCAAGGCGAACCGAAAGTGATAATGTCAATGTCTGTAAAGTCTCCTCCGTGAAGAGTGGTAATGTCTCC